AAAGCCAACTTGATATCTTTGGAAGTTTTGAAACAAGTGAATTCTTTTCTTCTCACATATGAGAATAAGCGTTTTAACAAACGCCTTATGGAAAAACATAAGAAAGATTTTGCATTTCGCTCTGAAGAAGAAATAAAAAAGGATGTCAACGACGCGAAATCTCGCCATGGTATTCGGAAAAAGAAGAACATGGAAAGAGAGTTAGCGCGTCGAGAAAAGGATAAACGTGTCAGAAATCGCAAGCACCAGAAGTCTAACTGGCTGGAAATGCGCGATACTGATATGGACGCTTATTATGATCGGCGTAACAAACAGAGGAAGGATAAGTCCAGAGACAAGAATCCTCCTAATAAGAAAAAGATCGCCCATCATGAGAGGCAGCATGAGAAACGTCGTGTGCGCAGACTAAACAAAGAGAAAGCTCTAGCATACAATAAACGCAATTATGATCCTATTGTGACGGAATCTCTTGATATACCTTCAGTAACATCTATGTTTAAACTCATTGGAAGTAACGATGAGCTTTTCACGTTCATTAAAGAACAGTCATTAGGTTTACTTGAACAAGTCAGGGGATTAATCACCACCCAACAATTCAATGCCATAGAAGAGTGGATTACTGCTACTGGCATTTTTTTGTATAGAACTTTGACATCATCAAATTATAGTGAGTTTGCAATGTCTATGTATGAATATGTGAGGAAAGTTCTTCCAGACTTCTTCAAGTATATAGTAGCAAAACTCAAAGCTCTGTGGCCAATTATAAAAGCACACTCTGCTCCTTTTTTAGAGAAATGTTCTGTTTATCTTGAAGACGGAATGTCGTCAGCAGAAGTGATGTTAGGAGTTGTTAAGGAAATAATTTCGAGCGAACTCTTTTCATCATTACGTAACATACTGTTGAGCATTGTCTCTATGAAATGGCTTGGCAAGGATTACGCACTCAAGCTTCGTTCCATATTGGGTGAAACGAAATCAGGGAGTACAATGTACACGCTAATTATAGAGCTCATGAAAGTCAGTGTCAACTTGTACACCTATGGGAAAGCGTTCCTGTCAGGGAAGTCAGTGTTAGAAATAATGCGTTCTACTGATCCTATAATGCAGTTCAAACACGATTCGAGAAAGATTCTTGAATATGAAGGACTGACTTATCGCGGATTGCCCGTTCAGGGCAAAATGGAGTTTGGCGAGTATCGCCGAACACTCACAGAATTAATTTCAGTGGGTAACACTTTAGTGGAAACGTGTAAACCTCTATCAGCTAACCGAAAACTAGTGGAAACTAGCGTTACAGCATTGACTAGAGCTCTAGTGGTG